TGAAGAACAACTTGATGTGTTCTTTCAAGAAGGAGTCATTCAGTTTGACGTTAAGAAGTGGTCCCTTGAGAAGGGAATTAAACCGCAAATTGCGAAGAGGATTGCAGACAAATTCCGTCCTCAATTTACAGAAATCACCGAGGCCCTCGAAGGCAAAGACCCTGAGTTGGTGGAAGCGTATAAGGGTTGGCGTAAGCCAGTTCTTAAGATCATGGCTATATTCATCAAGCGTATAATCGACCACATGACCGAACTTGAGAGTGCTGGTCTTGCTGTTCGTAAGCCACGCAAGAAGAAGGTCAAGCCTGCTTCTGTTCTGGTTGCTAAGATGAAGTATAAGGAGAATGATGGTGATCTTAAGTCGGTCAATCCATGCGACATTATCGGTGCTTCGCAACTTTGGGTTTACAATACTAAAACTCGTAATCTTTCTGTGTATAATGCCGTGGGTAATTCAGGCCTTTCGGTCAGAGGGACTACGCTTACGGGATTTGATGAAGAGTCTTCTATTACGAAGAAACTCCGCAAACCCGAATCAGTCATTAAACCTCTTCTTGACGGTGGTAAAATCTATCTTCGCAAGGTGATGGAGAATATCAAGACTGCCGAACAAAAAGCAACTGGTCGTATCAATGTGGATACGATACTACTAAGGGTGGTAAAATGACAGTAGAAACATTCATGTGGGCATGGATATACATGGGTTATGTGGTAGCAACACTCTCGGTGTTGCTGCTACTATTCATTACAATCAATAACAAGGAATAACAATGACACATAAAGTAATCGAGTTTCCCAAGAACAAGGTCGTTCGTGAAGTGCCAGAAGAAATTCATATAGAACGACAGGCTAAGGCTGATATGAAACAGGCCGATGCTATCGTGGACGAGATTGCTGGCATAATGCTCACGGAACTGGACAACTATTATGTGGACATAAATCAGAAACAGTTTGCCAAAGATATCATCCTGGTTGTGGATGCTTTAAAGGCTGCGGTCTATAGATCATATGGAATCGACCATCATCTCCATGCTTTCATCGATGACAATGTGAAACTCATTGAAGGTGATCTGGAGTCCCTATCTAAGGAAGAGATTAAGGAAAAGATTGAAAAGATTATGGTGGAACTGTCCGAAGCAAAAGAAAAGATTGACAGCGACGAGGAAGAGTGATATACTATATATTCACTCAATAAAGGAAATAATATGTCTTATATGCTGATAGACCTTAACCAGGTTCTAATCTCAAATCTGATGCAGCATCTAAAGTTTGTGACGAAGCAGAATGAAATGTCTGAGGATCTTATTCGTCATATGTGCATCAATACTATTCGTTCTAACGTAAAGCAGTTTCGGTCAAAGTATCCAAACATCATTCTTTGCTGCGACTCCAAGCACTACTGGCGTCGTGACGCATTTCCATTTTACAAGTCGCAGCGTAAGCATGATCGTGAAGCCTCTGGTCTTGATTGGTCTATGATCTTTGACGTGCTTAATCGTCTGCGTGATGAACTTCGTGATAATTTTCCATATAAGACCTTGAATGTAGAAGGTGCAGAAGCCGACGATGTTATTGCCGTTCTTACTGCAAGACTGGCACCACATTCTCCTATTCTTATTCTATCGTCTGACAAAGACTTTGGACAGTTGCAGAAATATCCTAATGTGACACAGTATTCGCCCATTCTAAAGCGGTTCATCAAGATTGATGATCCGAAGCGGTTCGTGCGTGAGCATATCCTGAAAGGTGATCGTGGTGATGGTATTCCAAACATTCTATCACCTGACAACACCTTTGCTGCCGGAGAACGTCAGAAACCACTAAATAGTAAACGTCTTAACGAATGGGTTACGAAGGATGCGTCAGAGTTTTGCACTACGGACGTTCTTCTTCGTGGGTATAAGCGTAATCAAATGTTGGTTGATTTTGACTATATACCGAGCGACATACAGGGAAAGATCGTGGACGCCTACGAAGAGGCCAAGCCAGCAAACAAAGAGAAAATGCTAAACTATTTTATACAGAATGGTTTGAAGGTGATGATTGAACACATAAACGACTTTTGAGGATAACATGTCAATAAAAAATGTATATGAAGTGCTTGATGATTTCAGAAATGCTACAACCAAACAGGATCGTCTAGATGTTCTAAGACGAAATGGATCGTTTGCGGTAAAGAGTATTCTACAAGGTGCATTTGATCCGAGGGTCAAGTTCACTATAAAAGAAGTTCCGAAATATAATAAAGTAGATGTTCCGCCAGGATTGTCATACTCACATATGACAGACGCCTTGTCCAAAGTTTATCTATGGACAGAAGGTAGTTCAAAACGACCAGCAGGACTAACAGAAAAGCGTTCAACAGAATTACTATTGCAATTGCTAGAATCTCTTGAGCCAAAAGAGGCTGAGATATTTGCTAGTATGATTAAAAAAGACCTAAAGATTCCACATCTAACACCAAAACTGATTAATGAGGCATTTCCTGGTCTATTACCAGAATAAGGAGCAATAAAGGTAATATAACATGAAGAACAAAATTCCTAGTCGCAAAATGGATCCTCTCTATGCGGAACTGTTTGAAGAGGATCGCAAGTATGGTGGTAAGCGTATTGAACGACCACAAACGGATGTTAGCAAGAAGCGTCCAATTCGGAATTTAAAGAAAGCATGGATGGAGCACCCGGAAGACTATGATGAGGTAGACGATTTTTATGAACATTAGGGCTTGACATTCCCAATCAAATCCCCTAACATTGAAGAATAGCGATTGTTGCTATACGGAAGGTAAACTCCTTCTTTTGACGCCGAAGAGGCAGAGAGGTATATTATGGCTTACAAGAATATCACACAGACTATTCATTCCTATACGGAACTCTTGACAGTATCGGAACTTTACCGATTACATGCGGGCAATAAGTTTTTCTATGACCGTGAGCGTTTACAGCGTCTATTGAATGAATGGGTCGGATACAAAAAGTCATCCTATCTAACATCCCTTATGAATGGTGGTAATTTAAAGGATCTGTTTCAGATTGCCAAGATTCAGCCTATTACCGCATTCCTTGAGGAACAACTCGTTCCTACAGAAAAGAATTATGAATTTATCAAGGAAAACCTTGAATACTTTCAGAACCTTTCCGATCAAGGATATGAGTATCTTGTTCTAGATGGCCAGCATCGTATTGATACAATCGTAAAATATATTGAAGGCAAGATTGACCTCACCCCTCTGTCCGTTATTGAACTAAAGGATGAGGAACAGGCTGGCAGCATCTATGTCAAAGGCACCTTTAATAAGATGCCAGAAGAAGCCCAGGACTTCTTTAAGTCGCAGCGTGTAGTTGTAACCACATATACGACTGGTGATCTTCGTGAACTTGCAAGGATCTTTATCACATCAAATGATATGGAACCCATGACTGATCATGAGCGCCGTATTCTCAATTACAATCCTCTAAATCGCTGGCTAAATGCATTATTCCTACATGACATTGCTATTCGCAAAATGTTTGAAACTATCACCGGTATGTCGGGTGAGTATGACATCAAGCACAAGGGCGATACGTTGTTTGGTGCCGAAATGCTTCGGTATATCAACAATAATGATTATGAAGGATACAATCATGCTGATCTAGACGATATGCTAGGATCATATCCTAAAAAGCTAATCAACATCACCGAACATGACAAAAAGATTACTGCACAAATCTTTCGTCAGATTGCTGATGGATGTGCAAAGTATCCTGAGTCAAAGTTGAAGAAGTTCACAAAGGCTAGCATCTACAATTTGTTTTATACAGCATCTTTCTTGTTGCAGAAGAACAATAAGTGGAGCAAGCCGTTTGACATTGACGGTCGCTATAAGATTGTTGATGCCGCTGCCTTTGTGACATGGTTCTTCAACCGAGAATATGAACGCCTGAATGTTAAAGGAACATATATCACGTTTAATGTTCCAGGCACAAACAAGTCTAAGAAGCAGGTGAATGAGTGGTCTTTCCGTAAGCACAATGCCGACCAGAAGCATTCTGGTAAGCAGTCTATTGAAGGAATGGGCGGTTCAAAATATGACTTCAAAGATTGGGCTCGTGTTCGGTATCTTGTCAATGATCTAGTCGAGGATATTGATAGCCTTGAGAACCGTGGTATTATTCAGAAAGTCGGTTCTCGCACAGGTGACATTACCCGTGACGAAGCGTTAGTTGCTGCTCGTATTCCTCTTTCCGAGGCACACAAGTATCATGTGGATGAAATTGTACCTGTCTCAAAAGGTGGATATCGCAACAAAAATAATATTCAGGTGATCGAAGCAGAAAAGAACCGAAACAAAAGCGACCGAGTTATCGCTTAAATGACAACAAAAAGGGGAGCCGAAACTCCCCTTTTTCTTATGTAAACAGTCTACCTTTTCTATAGACTATAGGTGCGTCATCCTGTCGCACGGTTGACAATTAGGTTTACATTGACAATACCGTTCCGATTTGCTATTATATGTCCATGATCACAAAACGCAAGCGGCGTACCGACCGCAACCACATAATCTATAGCTTGGCCATAAACGGCCGTGAATATATCGGCGTAACGCATGTTGAAAACGGCAAGGTTAACAAGTCGCTCGACCGTCGCTGGCGTAAGCATGTTGGCCGTGCGATGACCGAAGGTAAACTGTGGAAATTGTGCGTGGCTATACGTAAGCATGGCCCTGACAATTTCACTGTAAGCGTTCTTGAAATAGTCCGTGGCAAGGCTGCGGCTCATGTTCGTGAGCGTGAACTTATCCGTGAGCGTAAGCCTAGGCTTAACAGTGACGTTCGGTAAATGTAAACGAGGGTGCGACAATCTGTCACATTTACTTCCGTTCCGTTCTATGCTAATATATACCCATAAT